AGCTGAAGAACAGCTTGGATATACAAGCAATACACCTGTTTATCATAACAATAAAACAATATCAAATAACTCTAAATATGGTAATCTGTTTTCCATTTGTAACTAATAGCTTGTAGCCGAATAGTAAAAGAAAGCAATTGCAAGCGTGTAAAAAAAGAGTATCACGACATAGTTTCAATATAATGCCGTGACACTCTTTTTTTACTTGTCTATGCATGATGCGACAAAATAGACAATCGAAATGACCGTATAAAGGAAACACGGCAAGAATATCCAAAGCAAAGTCTTTACCCAACCGTTTGACAACCACACACCTTCATTCCTTGACATCATATTAGACATATCATAGAAATGGCGAGTGAGGATTTCTTTGTTTTTCTTTCGGTGGTCTTCAAGAAGTTTGGACTCGTTTTCAATGAGTTTCTTCCTGTTGTTGATTGCCTGTTCCATATCGGCATCATCAATCTTTGCTTTGACAGTTATGTCTTTTACTTTGCCGATGTAGGCTTCAATAGCTTTGGTGACAGTATTCGCTTTATCTGAGGCTTCACTTAATTTGTCTTTTGCTTCATGCATGGAAGCAGTAGCCATTTCAAGGCCACTTTTTGCCGAAGTCAAACTATTGCCAGCATCCTTGTAGGCTTGAAGCTGTTGGTCAAACTTGTCCGAGGTCTTGTCCGTTTCGATATTCTTGTCTATCGTGTTCTCGAAAGATCCGAAATCCATATCTGAGATTTTACTTTTACCTATTGGCATAGTATCAATGTTGTTGGTTGAATATTCGGTTATCTGCCATATCCTTGCTTCTTGCGAGGTCTGCACAGGCGATTAGCCATCATAGCGCAACGATACGCCCAAGACAGTTCATCCTCGTCCTTGTCACGTCCCCAACCTGAGGTTGCACCACCTCCGCCACCGCCAGACTGGGCGGCAATGGTTGTGGCAGCATCAATGTACTCAGCAAAGAGAAGAATGGCGGTCTTCTGCACATCACCTATCTTGGCAAATACTTTGTCGGCATCCAAAGCTATATTCTTATCGATGATATCCAGACAATTCTGAGGAATATCAACAGGGTAATGATGAAACTCGTCCGTATAGAAGTCGAAGTGACGTATCTTTGGAGAGTCGTCCGCAGTAGGCATGGGTTTGGGTACAGTCATAATCTTTGGCTGTTGGGTATTCTTTGTTGGAGTTGAAACTGGTTTCTCCAATTCTTGATGATGCAGTTTTGCCCAAGTACCTTCAATCTTTGAGGGCATCAGACAACGACCTTTGCCAAGTTCCGAGGACTTATAAATGGAGTTACCACGCTTGATGGCATAGCCACGCACTTGTCCTTTATTGTCAGATTGTAGTTTGACATCATATCCCATTTGCGTGAGGCATTTTGTGTATAGTCCCCAATCAAAGTACGACATCTTAGCCAAAACGGAAAGGCAATCATTGATTATCGCTTCCTTATTTTGGCGGCTCACTTCTTGTGCATCTTTCCAATCACGCTGTTGCCCAACCTTGGCGGCAGCAGCCATCGCTCTTTCGTAGATATAATGGGCATCATTCACGTTGCCCCTTATGTCTATGCGGTTCGCATCAATGTGAAGGTGCATAATGCCACTCTTGCTGTCACGATGGAGCGCAACTACATATTGGCTGTCTTTGAGGTTGGTTGCCTTTGCACTCTTGCGCTTCGACTTGGCTGAAAGGTCAACCGCATCAAACGCACGGATAAAGTCATCCGCCAACCTCTGCCATTCCTCCATCGTCCAACCTTGCGTTTCCTCCGAGGTTGGGGAAACCTCAATACGTATCATGTTCCTTTTGAGCGGATGATAACGGTTCAATTTGTCCTCAAACTTCTTCTGCAAGGCAAGCATTCTTGCCCACATTGCCGTTGGGGAAATATCATCGGGCAAGAGATTGGCCTTTACTATCTCTGCCTTGTCCTTATCTACTGAGTAACGTATGGCATTTGCGCCATGACTTATTACCTTTGCTTTTGCTATCATATATGTCGTATGTTCTATTGGGTTAAGTATTTCTCTATCTCAATCATGCGGTTCAAGATAACTTCTGCACTTGTTCTCCATCGTTTCATGAAGATTTCACTGCGGAGAATGTTCTCACGTTCCGTAAGCGGACGTCCTTTGAGAAAGCCGAACAATTTCTGTATATCGCCCCTGGCATCCGAAAGGCTGTTCAAAGCCTTCATTTCTTTGTCAGTCAAGCGTTGTTTGGGATATTTGCCTTCCAACAGCTTGCGTGCGTATGCGCTTGTGGTCAGTCCGCAAATAGCAGCATATTCCGCTATCTCCTTATGAAGCTGTGGCGTAAGCCTTATTATCAGACGACTCGTGTATTTCGGTGCCTCCTTTTCTGTATTTTTCTTATTCATACCAAGTATGCTTCTATAAATGTGTGCAACCCAATGCGAGCTTGCGAGCGTTCAAGAAGTCCATTGGCATACGGACAAACGAAGTGCGTTTGTATGACATTGGTATTTCTTGCATAGCACCGCTATCAGAGTTTACGCACAAGCACGCTACGCACTGCGGTTGCACTTGTTCACAGACTTGTTGTATAACGATTCTCAAATTACCCAAGCAACAGCAATTGTGGAGCATCCTCCGCTTCCATCTGTTCTTTGACGAATTGCCTTCTGGCTTCTGCCTCCAGTTCCATGTCAGAGACGCTTGGCGGTGGAACATCTTCCTCCTCTCCATTATTGCCATTTCCTGAAGTTAGGGAAGAAAAGGAACTGTTGGCAAGTTGTGTTGGAGAAGTACCGCCATTTTTGATTGGTGGATCCTCCTTGTTAGGGAATGCGGTTGTGGAAGTCATAATATTAGACTTGCCGGAATAGTCTCTTTGGTTGATGGGAACATAGTGAGGATTGACATATTTCTTGCCGTCAACAATCCATGCAGAAATGCATAGCAATGTGTGAACACTTCCTCGTCTTGTCTGTACAGAAGAAAGGATGCCCAATTTGTTCATGTGGTCAAGCATCTTGGAGACGGTTTTTCGGTCACACTTCCATAGTTTGGATAGAGCCACCTCTGACATGTTCACCTCCCATAATGCGGTTGTGGACTCCCCAACCTCATTTGAGGTTTCAATCTGTCGTGTCACAATCTGAATGAGTTGATAAAGGCATGAAAGGCGGTTGATGCCAGCCGTGCCACCCATCAGATAGTTTACTTGTTCATTACTCAGGATAATGCTGTTGAAAATATTACTGTTCATCGTTGTTTTATTTTTGTTATGTAAATCTGTTCATGCTGTTATGCGGAAAACTCTCTGACGTCAAAAGAGGAACTATCGCCTCATGCCGAAGCCTCTCTCTGGCATATAATACTCCTTGTCGTATGCGATATGGTCAAGCACACGTTGCAGTCGGTCAAGTTGGGGGCTGTCAAGCACTTGTATGGCATTGATGGTAATTTTCTGTGATGCAATTCTTCGATGCTCACAATTTCTTTCCGACATGGTTCCGTCACCGTCAGCATAGACCGAATGAAGATAGGTATTGACTGCTTCCGTCTGTTCCTTGCTTGGGTAAGCAGCAGGAAAGCGGTCGGAAATGTAGTCTACCATATTGCTGACCGCATTAGCCAACAGAGGGTCGCGTTTTTGCAGACTGTTTACAAGTTCATCTTTCGTCATAATGCTATGGTCTATTGTTCATTTCATTCAGACGGTTTGCAGCCTCCAGTCTTATCTCCTCCTCCGACATGGCTCTTGCTCCTCGTACCCAGTCAAGCAAGGCTTTCTTCTCAAAGAAGATGAGCTTGCCAGCAGGCTTGAAGTACGGCAACTGGTTAAGATGCGTCATCTTGTAGAGCGTGCTCTTGGCAATGCCAAGAAAGGCGGAAGCCTCTTCAAGGTTCAACACTTCCTTTGTCATATAGCAAAGGTTCTCCAACTTGTTCACTCTCGACTGAAGCTCCACTATCTTGCGCTCATGGTCGAGGTTCATCTTTAATGCGTTCTTTTCTGTCATAAATCTGATATTTTGTTTATTTCGTTATCGATTTCGGCTGCAAAGGTATATTGTTGACAATGATATTCAAGCAGCCGTTATGGTTTATTAAAAGTGCTGATTTTCAATTCTTTGGTTCTATTTTACCATGCTGCAATGTGGTAGATTGGTCGGACACTCACTTGAAATTCAGCATCTTCAAATGTCTATCGTTCAAACAATCACAAAACCAAAGATTGGACAATAAGGGTGGCAAATATTTGGTTCTATTGCCAGTTCGCGTTTTTGAAAATGTCCATCAGAGTGCAAAACAAAATTTAACACCCGATTTTCGCAAGTCATGCTGTTTGAGGTCAAAACCGTTTGCAATAACCACATTTGGGGTACAATAGTAGGAAAATGAGTTGTGAATGAGAGAAATAGGGATTTCCCCTCGTTTTTCAAGGGACAAATTTGTACCTTTGCAAACGAAACAGAGGTATTCCACAAGGGATATTTCGGGCGAAGTGTCCTTGACTTTATTTTTCCGTGGTTTTGTCCCGTTTTTGTCCCTCGCTGATTTTGTGTCACGAAACAAAAATCTGCAAGTGGCTGATTTACAGCGATTAAAATCGTGTTTTGGAGAATTGGTAACGGCAACCACCAGAACGGTCCCTGCGAGCCGGTAAAAGTCGCATCAGTCAGGAACTCGTTCGTTTGAAAAATCACATCGTCTATCTCTTCTTCAAGGATATTGATACCGAAATCCGAGAGTATATTTCCGTCTGCCATACGTTTTTGTTTTTTCAGTTCCCTTTGTTTATTGTTTCATCTCCGTCGCCGCTGCCACCCGTGTTATTGCCCGATTGCGGGCCGCGCACTGCAAAGCGCGATTCGTGCCACCGGTTCACCGCATCGCGGACAATACTTTCTTTATCCAGAGTACGGTCAGCGGTAGCGTTCAGTAGCGTACTTGTTACCGTAGTATTCTGCCGCTTGGCAAGGTAGCCGACAAGGATTTCGTTCTGTCGGGTTATATCCTCGTAGATGCGCAGATACTCTTTTTTCCGCTGTGCGTTGGGCATATAGGCATCTTTCGTTGCATCAATGGCGCACTGGTAGATATGGTAATATTCCGTCCATCTGTCTTTATCCTCCGGTGTCCCCCCGACAGGCAAGATGCGGTCTATATTTCGTTTGAACCGTACCATCTGTCCGTTGACCTTATCGCCTTCGGCGAGCCATGCGATGTCCGCTTGACGGTCAGCCACGTTCAAGGCCTCTATCTTTGCCCGGCTCACCAATGCCGAGTCGATGGCTTCAGCTTCGTCCGTTTGGTTGTACAGGTTGACGCCCGCCAGTGTGCGGAACGACAGTTTGTTCTTGGCTGCTGCCGACTTTTTGTACTTGTTGTGCAGTATGGAATAATAGAGGTCGGGCGAGAGTGCTCCCGTACCGGTTTCCATTACTGTTACTTGGTTTTGTTTCGGCGAATCGTGGTTATAGGTCACGGATTGTGCCTTTGCCGCCGTGGTTGCAATTATTGTAACCGTCACGAGTAAGAGTATTCTGTCCATATTTACTTTCGGTTATATTGTTACTAATCTTTCAATACTCAATGTGCTTCAATCAGTTAATCACCGAGATTATTCCACATTTCTTTTTATATTATATTCATTTCTAATCCTTTCCTCTCCCCGCGAGAAGTGCATGTCATCCTTTTCAATACAAATACATTTTCTATTCGTATGAATACAGGCGATTGCAGTGCTCATGCTTCCAGAGGCAAAATCAAGGACTGTGTCACCCTCTTTCGTGTATGTTTTTATCAGATATTTCAATAATGCGACTGGCTTTTGATTAACATGAATCGTTTTGCCCTCTGATTCCGCAGTTTTGAAATATTTCACACTTCGTGGGTATCTCGTTCCTTTGTTTTCATTTCTGAATGTAGGATTTGGTACCTTGTTTACTCCTGTCCAGTTACTCCCTCTCTTTGTACGATTTTCATAAGGCTCACCTTCTTCCATGATTGGATAATAAGGAGTTCTGCCGTTACAAAAGATACTGATTAGCTCATGCGCTTTTAGAGGTTGCTTTTTAGCAAGAAGGAAATTGCTTGCTTTTGACTTTTCCCATACCCAGTCATATTTAAATTCGGCTAAATTGCCACAGCGTAAAAGGCTGCTGAACGGTTCGCTGCCAAATAAAGCCGTAGGTGCATTATCCTTTCTCACCCTTCTAATCTCCTCCCACATTTTCGAGAATGGTATTATCTTATCCCATTGCGAAGCTGTAATTCCAAAAGGTGGGTCGCATAGAACTAAATCAATACTTGATTCTGGGAGAAGAGGCATTACTTCAAGGCAATCGGCTTTATATAGCGTAATGTCTTTTGCAAAAACGATCTTTTTCATTACATCTTTTATTAATCCAAATGTCCATTTGCCTCTTGGTTATAGGCCGGATAGACTTGTTTGTACTTAAAGTTTCTTTCTCTGTTTGTACTTCTCCGAACATCCAGGACGAAACGCTTTTCCTGCGTTTTAAGATATTCCTTAGCAATTTCGGTGTATAGAAGTCATAATCTAACTTGTGGCATTATTTACCTCCTTCCTCTTTTACCGTCAATAATCCAGTCGTCCCGCATTGCGCCACCGTCCGAAAGCACCGTCAATAATTTCCCGTTTGGTACGTTCCCGGTAAATCTTCGATTTCCAGTAGCCGATACGTACCTGTATGTATCTCCATGTCTCGATGTATGCCCGGTTCAAGTGTTGCTCAATACTGTCCAGCGACTTGTTCACGGACTCCAGTACCATCAGCAGGTCGCTGGTCGAGCAGGCCGCTGCGCCCGTGGCATACAGCACGAGGTCGCTCACCGACTTATAGAGGTGTTCTCCCTCGTTGGCGATGTCCCGTATTGCCTTTTCATTGATAGTCAGTATCAGTGCGTCTGACGGCTCGATGTTCCCATGTTTCAGGATTTTCTCATGGAAAGCCTCCAGCATGGTCTTATAGTCACCGATACGGTCACTTACCGAACTGTAGGTATCCTTCACGTTCAGCACCGTCCGTAGGGACTGGTACATCACGTCGATGACATCAAAGGCACGGGTATAGCGGTCAAGGTCGATATTCACTTCCTTGTATTTGCCCGTCTCCTCACGGCTGTACTCGTGCAGCAGTTGGTTGCTGTATTCCAGTGTGCTTCGGGCCAATAACAGGCTGCGTTGTTTCTTGTGGTCGTTGATGTACGCTTCCACCGACATGATATCGAATGTCCATTGACCCTTGGCTACATCGGGTAGTAGCGCAAGCAACGTGATGGCTATCAGCATAGTGCGTTTCATGGCCGTACCTCCTTTCTGCCACTTCGGGATGTCCGTGCGTTTTCTACCCAGCGGTCATGGCACTCTTCCACGAGCGTCAGCCTACGACCCTCGTCCGTATCGAGTTCCGGTAGCACATCCTTCAGTACGTCGATGATGTTCCGCTTGTAGTGCATCATCTTCTCCAAGGATACGAGGTCGGCGTATATTTTCGTGATACGTGAATCCACTTCTCGTGCGATTTCGAGGCGGTCACTTGACCAAAGCAGGTGGTACACGTCGCTGTTCGGTACTTCTTCCATAGGTTCTGTACGGGCATACTCGGTAGTGATTTTACAGTTGGGATATTCCCGTGCAATTTCCGATATGCGATTATTCACGATTTTAGTCTTTTCCTCGTTCGGCAGGTTCGGATCGAGTGTCAGTACATCGGCAACGTGCGTGTCTGTGTATGCCGAAGTCAATTCCCAACTGATTTGGATGATGGCACGGTGGATTTTGATACCCAGAAAGTATTTCGGTTTCCGTGCGATAGAAATAGTCGCACGGAACGTAATGATACCATTGATGTTCGGCATCGTCGCCTTACGGACGAACGTATAGCCGCTCCATGTACCTCCGTCCTGCCAAGTGAGGCTGTAGGCTGTCTTGCAATCCTGCATGATGGCCGGTAGGCGGTAGTAATCATCTGTCGGCACATCGTTCTCAGCTTCCGCTTCCTGCTTCGCATCTGCGTACTCCTTCTGCTTTTGTTGCCACTCGGCAAGTTCGCTTTTCAGTTCCTCGATACGTGTCCGGTTGGAGTTATATTGTTGCCGGTAAGCTGCTGCGTCTTCCACGCTCGCCTCGGCAATTTTTTTCAGAAGGTCGGCGTTTTCCTTTTCCAAGGCACTAATCTGAGATTGAAGAACGGCAACCTGATTGTCCGCTTCCCGTATCAGTGCGTCCAGTTCTGAAAGGTCCAGTTCGTTCTCCGTTACCGAGGTCTGCATGACGCACTCTTTGGAGTGGGCATCCAGTGAGCCGCCACACTTACGGCACTTGTATTGTGTCGAGCCTTGTCCCAGCGTCGCCCCGTCTGAACAGGTTACACTGATGGTCACGCTTTCACATCCCTGCAATTTTGCGGCGTCCGTCGCCTGATAATAGTTCCGTGCATCGGATGCTATGTAATAGACATAGCCTTCCTCGTTGTCATTGAACTCCGAGAGGCGGGCATTGAGCTGCGCTTTGAACGTGTTCAGATCCATCGAATAGGAATCGAAGACATCCTCATAGACTACCTCCGTCCGATTCCAGCTCTGTGTCACATGTATCTCGTAGGCGTATGCCTTCTTGGTCTGCTTGTTGCCTTTGCTGATGATGTAGGCCTGTTGTCGGGTATTGATAGTATAGGTGTAACCGTCGTTGCTGTTGTTGAGCTGTTGCACTCGGCTTCTTGACCATCCGGCATACTGTTCTGAGTTGGCAAGGGCCTGTTCCCGTTGCGAAGCGTTCGGGTAAAATCCCGGATCGCTCGTATTAAAGCGTGTCCATGCGCCCCCGTTCAATATGCTGTTGTCGTCTGTCGGTGGGTAGTAGTCGCATAGAGAAATGCTTCCTTGCTCACGCCGTGCGATATACCACCGTTGCGTGTAATAGTTCCCGACTGCATTGTCCATGTAGTCGGTCATCCACGATGTGAGGTCGTAGTTGCTGAAATTGAACAATGCGGCCACGCTATCCTGACCGCCCACCATGTCGATTAGCAGACTACCGATGTCATGTTCCGCCTGCTCGAAGAGAGTACCGTAGTGTTCATACAGGTTGCCGATTTCATTGGCTTTGCCGCCCAACAGGTCATGGAACGCACTGCTTTGCAGTAGAGCGTCACCGAGGTTCTCCATACCAGATGTTGCCAGCCCTACGCCCATGTTATAAAGGTTGTCGATATCGCCTTTCAAGTTCTCGATGGTGAAATTGCCCGGCACTTTGGCCAAGTTGTCCAACATCCGTTGCCAATCGGTACCGCCCAGTTCTGCGAGGTTCAGCAAACTGGCGATGTCGCGGTCAATCTCCAGAAAAGCGATGTCCGAGAACGTCAGTGTGCTGTTGGTCACAACACTTTCGAACTGCATACACAGGCTCTTCGTATCATCGCAGACTTTCATCAGGTAACTGCCCCAGTGGATGGCTGTTTGTGGTGAGCGTAGCATCAGTTTCGCTACCACCCATATTTTCGGCATGATTTTCTCCGCCACCATATGATAAATTCGACGATAGTAGTAATTTTCCGTGCTGCTGCACCAGATGCCAAGGTCGGACAGAGCCTTGTGTTCCAAAAATTTGGAAGAAAATATCCCTGCTGCTGCCACCTCTGCCGCCGTATAGTGTTTCAGAATATCATCCACCTGCTCGCGGTAGTAGCTTTCAGCCACTACCTCCGTGCCGAATGCGGCGGCCATGGCCGCCACGGTACGTGCGTCATAGTTCACGCTGTAATATTGTGCGTGAACGTGCTGTGTCAGGGCAGGCAATAGGATAACCCAAAAGATAAACAGCCGTTTCATCGTTTCAGACCTCTTTTATGTATTCCGGTTCCTTGTGATTGAAATACCACCGCTCAGATTCGATACAATTCTCCGTGACAAGTCGGCAGAACATATCATGTATGATGGTAGTATCCTTGATGGCCCTTTTGATCCGGGCTTCTTGGGAGCCGAACCATCTCAAGAAGAAAGGCTGGTTTAGATAAGTTTCGCGCACGGTCTGATAGCGTAGCCATCCCAAGTCACTCAGTCTTTTTTCACTCATCGGACTGCTGTTCAGTTCCCGGAATAGTTCTTCACGAAATCTGTTTTCATCGAAGGCAGGTTTGCTGCTACACAGCCTGTCGCACATATCGTAAAACTCCTTTTCTTTGGGGTTTTCTTCATAATATCGGTTCAAGTACGTTTCCAGTTCTACATCGGACATACCCAACCGAAGGGAATACTCCGCCAATAGCCGTTCGATGGCAGCTACCTTGTCCGGTGTCATGTCATCCATACGGAGCAGGTTCTCCTTGGATAGCATACAAAACTCCCGGAGGGACAAAACAGTGAGTTCCGGATTATTGACAGAAATTTGTTCGCGCGTCAAGCTGCTTTCAAACCCCATCATATTTATTCCGTAGTCCAGTGACAGGGTGATTAAAATCCTTTTCGTTTTCATTATGATGTTATTTTAGTGGTTAAGTTCAGTACACGTCCCGCTTCATTAACTTTCTGTGCAAACGGCAATGCCTTGCCGATACCGCTGGCATCCCAGTCACGGCAATATGCCTCGATAGCCTTTTGGTGGCTGCATTGTAGCTCGCGCTTGTAAAGTTTCAGAGCCTCTTTCTCTGCCCGTTCAGTCGTGTAGGTCATGTAGCACTCGTGCGGTTCCTCCACGCCATAAACACCGCTGGTCGTGCCCCGGCGGATAAATACCTCGCGGAAGAAACTGCGTCCTTCCTTGTTTTCGAGGCGGTTGATGGTGAAAATTTTCTTACAGTCCACGTCCGTTAGGCCAAGAATCGCCTTGATGGTGTCGAAACGTTCCTTGAATTTGCTTTGGTCAAGCAGCATCACCACATCCGAGTTGTTGATGATGGCCTCTTTCACGATTTCGCTGCCGATGATGTCCTGTATCTCCTGTGTCACCACACCTACACTGGCCCAGAATTTACGTGCCGTTTTGTACATAAATTTGATGTATTCCGCCATCAGCGGGCTGGCGATGGCTTTCCACGCTTCCTCGATGACAAGGACTTTGCGGTTCTTTTTGATGCGCATTTTCTGTAAGAAAACATCCATGATAATCAGCGTGACCAAAGGAAAAAGCAGCGGGTCATCTTTTATACTGTCGATTTCGAAGACCACGAACGTCTCGTCGAACAGCGAACTGTCCATGTTTTCGTTCAGCGTTTTTTCGTGGTTGCCGCCCAAATAAAAGTCCTTCATCATATAGCGGTATGTCGAGAGGTCGATGCCCGTGATACGGTTCTCCTCACAGATATCCGGGATGCGCTGCACGGAATATTCATAGAAAGAGTTGAATGACAGTTCCTCCACTTTCAGTTCCTTGCGCCGACCCTCTATCTCGTCAATGATACCCTCGATGCGGGCCGCGCGTTCCCGTTCGCTTTCGTGCCGCTTCTCACTGCTGTTGCGGTCATCAATAACGAGGCTCTTACGCAAGTCCTCACGCTGTTGGGGTGTGAAGCTCTCGAAACCGTTGAAGTAGGCGTCGTAATATTCCGTGATGACGTGCTCTATCAGACGGTCTTCCGTCTTTGTGACCGTTCCCTGCGTACCTTTCCAGATAAGCAAGACGAGGTTTTTCAGGAATCCCGTTTTTTCTACGTTCATCTCTTCCCGATTGATGCGGAACGGATTCATCGTGATGGGCCGTTCCTCGGTATAGCTGATATACTTGCCGCCGAAATACTCGCATAGCCCCTCGTATGAGTTACCCGTATCGACCATTACCACGTCCGTCCCCTGTTCATGCAACTGGCGCACGACGGAATTCATGTGGAAACTCTTTCCGCTGCCCGAAGGCCCCAGGCAGAAAAAATTCGAGTTGTCGGTCAGCTTGTTCTTTCCCTCTTTTCCCGTGATGTCGATAGCTACCGGAACACCTTGGCGGTCAGTGTAATAAACTTTTAGCGGTGTTTCCTCACTATGCTGCACCCGTTCTTTGTACATCAGGCATACCGCAGCGTCGGAGAGGGTCAGAAAACGGTCATATTCCTCGTTCAGGCTGTAACAGTTGCCCGGAAACGAACTGACGAACAGTTCCAGTTGGTTGTACGCACGCTTACTGATGTGTATGCCCATGCGCCCAAAAGCGTTTTCCAAGTGATTCGTGCATTTTTGAAGGTCGGTGTCCGCAGGCACGCCCACCACCATGTTGAAGTGCGTGTACACGAGCAGTTTGCTTTCACGGGCTATTACGTCCTGTACCTGTTTGATGTCCTCTACGGCCATTTGGTTACTCGGATTGGGGATGCTTGCGTGCCGGTTCTTCTTTTTATCGAGTAATGCCAGTTCCCGCTTCTGGCTGGGCAGGAAAATAATTTGGTTGTACACCACCGTTTCTGCGTTCGGAATATTATCCACCACCGAGACAAGATCCACTGGCATCTCGGTATTATTCACCTCGATATTGGTATAGGGACGTATCAGCGAGGGGAGCGCGGCGCAGTCCACGTCCACGAGGCTGTACACCTTACAGCGTTTGTCACCCATAGATACCGTTTCGTCGTCAGCCTTGACATTCGTCATCGAGACCATACGGTCTTCGAAGTTCATCGCAAAGTAACGGTCCACATATTCGCTTGCCTCGGCTTTGTTCAGGAATTTCACTTGTACACCGCTGTCGCGTAGTAGGTCTCGAACCTTATAAATTTTCACGAGGAAATCGCGCCATTTCTTGCTATCGTAAGAGAAAAGACGGCTCTTCTTGGCTTCCTGTGTGATAGTCAGATAGCAAAGGCTGTCCGTGTACGGACGCCCATTAAAATAACGGAAGTACGATGCCGAGAGAAATTCTTGATTATGCTCCGGCTCGTTCGCGAACTGTTTCCTTACGAAGATGTCCTGTTTGTGCAAGGCATACCCTTCGCCCAGTGTCTGCGCAAGGGCAGAGAATAGATGCGTGAAGTCGTAATAGCTGTCAATGTCCGCCGAATACTTCTGTACCGGATTTTCGATTTTCAAGACGGCGGAATATTCGCCCGTCTTGGTGTACAGCACACCCACACCGTCTGTATCTTCCACAGAGAAATAGATATTCTGAAAGATATGCTTGCGCTTGCCGCCCGTACCGAACGTATAGACTGACAAGGCCATACCCGTACATAGGGCGATGAAAAATAAAATGATATATAGGGTCATTCCGATATTCGTTCATTAAATAGGGGCAGGTCTGCCTCGGCTGGAGACGGACCCGCCCGCGTTCAACAATCAATCAGCCACACACATTGCCGTGATGGTTTTTCTTATAGTCATACTTTGTGCGAATAGGCATACACATACACTCCACGTTTTATATTTTTACTGTGCAGCCCCTTTCGCTGTTTGAGGATGATAAGCACGATTCCCGCAGATAAGACAGTTGCCAATACGACCAGTCCGGCCACAAAGCCCATAAGACAGTAAGCGGCGATGAAGCCCACAATGGCCCCACCAGCTACGCCTGCCGCCCAATAGATGTAGCGACCTTGTAATCCCATCAGTTCCAAAGGCCGTTGCAGTCCTTTGAACAGCGGGTAATCCGGATAACGTCCGTTATTAGTCATTCCTCCTGGCTGTTTATGCGTTAATTCCGAAGAATAGAGGTAATGCTTGGGCTGCCGCAATCAGGAAAAGGCACGCCCCAACCACCATCATAATCTTCTTCTTGACATCCTGTTCCTCGTTGTTCATGGCGATATACACCGAAATGGCTCCGATGATGGCCACAACACCAGCAATGGCATAGCAGAGTTTGACCATCACAGGAACGTATTTCACGATTTCCTCGGCTACGGTTGATAGAGCTGTCGTACCGGCTGAGTAATCGCCTGCCGTACTTTGAGCCATAGCAGGTATGCCTCCTAACAGGGCAATGATTAACATTTTTACTTTGGTGGAAACTTGCATGATGGTTTTCTTTGCCTTTCGGCACATTCTTTTGAATTTCTGAAACATATTTATTACATTTTTTGTGGTACTTCTATTTTTGAATTGGTTTTACACTCCTGTCAGCCACCTATATGCGGTAGCCGAAGAAAGCGGGGAACACGATTGAAGCTCCAATGATGAAGAGGCACGCACCGACAAGTGATACGATAGACTTCACCACACCGTCCTCGCCTGTGTTCATTTTGATATAGATTTGGAGCGCGGCAACGACTACGAAAACCGAGGCGACAGCGTAGCAGATGTACAGCACGTACAGCATCATCGTCACCACGAAGTCGTGCATCGTTGCAAGTGCGTCTGCACCCCAACTGTAGTTTACGCTGCCGCTTTTGGCGAATACCGCATAAGGGACAAAGCACAGTGCACATAATATTTTTTTTGCTTTCGACATTTTACAACCGGTCTTTGAGAGGTTTCCATACCAGTTCCGGACGGTTGTCCGTCTTTCCTTTGGCAAGCATCGCTTTGTACAGTTCGTCTGCCGTGTATGCGTCCGACAGGTAGGTCTCGGTTTCTTCCATCTGTTCCTCCGCTTGGGCTTTCAGCCGTTTCAGCTTCTCCGCCACGGCTATCTCGCCATTATTCTCTGCGGTTTCCGTCTCCTGTGGTGCAGGTGAAGCGGTAGGGGCAACATCTGTTTCATACTTCTCATTACCCACATTGAATCCCGTATCGCTCTCCGTCACGGACACACTCTGTTCATCTTCCGGCGCACCGAGGTCAAATACCTCTTCTTCCGGCTTACCATTTCCTTTTTTTTCATAAAGGTCCTGCACGATGATAACCGCATAATAGACGAGATAGGCAACTGTCAGGACAATGGTGAAAATAAAATATGATTTCATATCTTTTTATGTAATATGATTTATTATATTTGATTGTGGCTGCAAAATAAGAATGGATAAGTTTAAAGATAAAATTATTGGCTACAAAACATATTATTTTAATATGATATTTTCTCAAAATACAAAAATCATATTACAAAATCATATTCAAATACGATTTTACATAAGAAAGCAGGAAAAGTTGGGGTATAAAAAAAGCCCTCCGTGAAGGAGAGCTTAGGGAGTGGGTTGTTCATTGTTTCTTCCCGCGTAGGTAGTCGTTTAGGTCTTTGTAACCGGCATAACGGTTGGACTCGTTATAGACGCGTCCATCATACATCCCGGCTACGGTTTCCACTGTCTTTTGTCCGGCAAGGTCATTGTCAAGGTAACAGTGGATATACGTGTATTTTTGCAGATACGTCAATGTCTTTTTCAGATTACTGATCGAGTTCATAATAAGGTGGTCACAGGGAGCATTAATGCAAATGGCACTATCGTCCGTCTGTTTGAGAGTCAGATAGGACAGAAAGTCCATGAACCCTTCAAACAGGCAGACACGGCTCTGTGTCTCACCACGCGATTGGAGTATCAAAGAAATGTCCTTGTTCTTGATACATCCTTTATAATAAGGGTTTCGCACCTCGTATCCACCGGATATGTTGCCAAAAGCCAGTGCAAAGTAACGTCGCTGGCGCAGTTCGTAATGCACTTCCTTACAGAACATTCGTCCGATATCCGAATCAATCATACGTGAATGGAGATATGAGAACAGTGCGTGGTGTCGCAGCGGCACGATAATCAGATTTTTCATGTCGGCTTCCACGGGTCGGAACGTTGTGGGCAATGTCCGGGTTTTCGGTAGCGATACACCATTGACATGCCGTTCGATGTATGCTAATGCTTCACTCACACTTTTTGTTTCGCAAAGGTACTTACCCAGTTCCACAAGGTCGCCTCCGGTGGCCTCGCCAAAATCATACCATTCATTCAGCCGGTCATTGACTTTGAACGATGGCGTCACCTCTTTCCTGAGAGGCGAAAGATACCAGTATTGCTCTGATTTCATATACTGCGCACGGTGGCCGAGCTGGGCCAAAAAGTCCACGATACGCACTCGTTTTGCTTCATCTATGGTCATATTCAAATTCTTTTCACTTGTTTGCGCAAAAGCGGTTTAGTTTAGTTTGCGACCCTATATATATAAATACTAAATTAAACTGAATTATATAGGCCCGCGCCCGCTCTCATTCTTCATCGAAAAGCATGGTTTCTGCCTGTGTCATGTCATAATAAAAAAGTTTATCTCGTTTGATAACCAGTTTTAAGGTGTCAGTCAGATATTGCAGCAGTTTGACCATTACGTTTCTCCCACGCTTAAATCCGATTGCCTCGTAAGCTGTCATCATGGCTTGCAGCATATTTTCAAACCCACGGATAGGTTTGTCTCCAAACGCAGCGGAAAGGGCTTCACGGTGCTGTTCGACGCTTAGTTCCATAAACCCCGTCCGCTGTTTCGGTTTCTGATGTGGGGCATTCTCAAACAAATGCCCTTCTGCGAGAACCGGGAGCCCGCCCTCATTAACAGTGAAAGCAAAGGGTTTAAACTCTTTCTCACGGATGTGTAACGCATGAACCTCGCTGACGTTGGGACAATCGTTGTTTTTGCTGATGACCAGTACAGTCTCCGCCTTGTTGCTCATTTCCGTACCGATATGCCCGCGCACATTGTTATCTCCTTTATTCAAGTGTAGCACACAATGGATATGCAGGTCATACTTTGATGACCACTCCATCATCTTGTTAATGACTTCCACGGACTCACCGGTACTGTTTATGTCAAGCATCAGGTCACGGATACCGTCGATGATAACAAGTCCGTATCCTTTTCTTTGACGTAAGGCGTAGTCGATGACCCCAATGCGTATTGCCGGAGAGTATTCGCGCAAGCAAATAAAGTCGAGGTTTTCACTGTCGGTTGTAGTGGGCAGTCCGGCAAGCCGCAAGATGCGTTCCAGTACATTATGACAATGAAAGCGGCTCTGTTCCGTGTCCACGTACAGAATCTTACGTTTACCTTCCGGGAGGTGCGCCCGGTAGTTCAGCACTTGTTTTCCTGCCAGCGATGCAGCGACAATGGCCGAAACGTTAAATGTTTTTTTTGATTTCGCCTTGCCGGTTGATGCGCTGAAGTTGCCGAGCGTAGCAATGGTCGAGTTGTCTATCCAGATAATCTGTGGCGGCGTTTCATAGGTGTCCGTCGCCCGAATCTGCGAGGCGGAGAGGATATCCGATAAGAAATCCTCCTCCGGCCTCATATCCACATTATATTCAGTTCTTCTTTCGTTTTCCATGGCGTCTTTGATTAAAGAAAGGTTGTGTGGCAGCGGCCTCGTTTGCCATACGTGCTGCTTCATCTACGGTTGGTTCATAATTCTGCAAAAGCCATTCATCCAGATCTTCTTTGGCGAAATATATCATTTTGCCACGTGGCTTGTAATGCGGAATCTCCTTGCCTGATGTTAGCTTGTACAGCATACTCTCGGATATTCCGATATACATACAAGCCTCTTGGAAGGTAAACACCTGTTTGGTGGTATATATATTTTTTTCCAGCAATGCGATGCGTTCCAACAGACTCTCTATCGGATCTAATTTCTTTAGGATGGCTTCGACGCTTGTAAGCCGTTCACTCAGCCGTTCCATGAATGTCAATCTATTATTTTGCATAAATGAGTTATTATAAAATTAGACAATGGAAGTATGCCCTCCGTTATGTAGCGCGCTAACGGAGGGCAAAGATAGGGCAACCCAAAAGGTCAGCATGAGTTTGCACCGTGATAGTAACCACGTATCACGGCAACTATCACGCTTTTACCTTTCACATACTTCGCTTATTGGCACTTCTTACCACTCTCTCAGTTCATCAATGGCTCGCCTGATACCGTAACCTGCTGATGTCATGTTGTTGCGTAGAGCAGACAGAGCGGATGAAAGGCTTGAAGCTGAAACGAATCCTTTTCCGTCCTTGGTTTGTAAGAACCGTCCATTACTGAGAACGGCCTGCCATTTGGCTTGGATGAACGAGTGCTCAAGGAGTGTATCGAACAGGATGGCCACATGACGGATATTGTTTACACGAATACAGAATCCTTCCTTGCAGGAAAGCAGGGCTTCCATATCTTCCACGTGTAGGGTAGAAACGCAAAACAGATGATAAGCATTGGCACAAGCCGTAATACCTATCATCTGTTTACGAGTGAGATTGCATCCAAAAGAAAGAGGATAAATCCTTGTCGGGCCGTCTTTGCAGCACGTGATGGACTGTGATGGTGGCACAAACATATCATACATTCGTTTCAGTTCCATACACTTCTCGAACGAGAAGTCTGCTTCGGTAAAAAGTGATCGGATAAGATTGGAACAATCGTTTAATAATCCTTTGACGATATGAATGTTCATTTCATGGCAGTTCCAGCAGACCGCATGGTTGCAGTCGATATACCGGTGGCTGTTTACAAAATCCTCCACGTAACGGTGGTACTGCTTACTACCCGCCACGACATCACGGAGATACATTGTTTTTGCTTCAACGAGCAATGCGAAAAATTCTTTCGCTACATCCTGTTCTTCAACAAAATGGTGCAGATGTTTCTTCCCTCCAAAAAGAGAGAGGGCCATTGTTAGGTCTTTTCATGATGAAATACTTTAAATTGGATTTATAATATATTATAAGGGTGTTGCTCCCGAAAGAAAATCCTGCCGGAACAACACCCTAAATAAGTGTTTAGATATCTGGTCTGATGCTCATCGCATTGTCAATCGAATAAACCGTTAGTCAGATTTACTGCATCGTCTTTTTTCTTATTGACGATTTTGGCATACACTTGGGTCATCTTTACAGATGTATGACCGAGCAATTTAGATACAGTGTATAAATCTGCTCCCAATGTCAGCATCATTGTGGCGAACGTGTGGCGGGCCGTGTGAAAGGTGAATCGCTTGGAAATTCCGGCGGCTTTGGCCCATGGTTTGATAAGCTGGTTGATACCTGAAGGCAAATCGAACACATGGTCGTCTGCTGTCTTGTCCCCACGTTCCGGCATCCACTTCAACGCTTCATTGGAGAGCGGAAGGTAAATCGGCTCCTTTGTCTTCTGCATGGCTACTGCCAAGCGGTATTGGCCGTTGTCAATAAACACGTCCTTCCATTGCAATCCGATAATATCACTGATACGTAGTCCACAGAAGCAGGAGAACAGGTAGGCACTTTTTACCCCCTCGTTCTGCATTGGTGTAGCGATTAATAATCTCACTTCTTCAATAGTCATATAAGAACGCACACTTTCCGGCATCTTGGGCTTCTCCGATTTTTCCATTTCGTTGAATGGATTCTTTAAGATGCGTTTCGCGCGGACAGCGGCATTTAACGCACCGTTGAATATCTGGTAATAGGTATTACGCGTAGAAGCCGAGAGGGGCTTTCCTTTGGGACGGTAGCTTGTCAACATATAGTCGATATAGCCGTGGCAAAAAGTGAGGTCAATCTGATTTAATGTGAACCTTTCTCCTGCATACTCTTTCAAGATATCGGTAACAGATTTTATCTGACCTGTGTTTTTCTTGCCACGTTTCTTCTGTTCCTCCTTATAGAGCTGCATCCAGTCCAGCAGATAAACCTTATCCTTGTGATTCATGATACCGGCTTCACCACTTGTCAACTCTATGATACGCTTCGATTTGATTGCATTTGCGGCAGCCATTGTCGTTTCATTCTGTTGGCGGGCATTACGATCCGTTTCCGGAATAAGATACATTTTCAGATACTCGTATGTCCGCTTACCATTACGGTATATATCCAGATACAAACTCTTGCTGCCATTGGCCAATTCCTTCGTTCGAAGACGAATCGGCTCTTTCACTTTTATTGGTTTTCTGGTCCTTGGCATATTTGTGTCCTTTCATTTGTTATTTTCTATCACAAAGGTACAAATAAAAAGCGGAATCAAGAAACAAATAAGAAACAAAAATGCACCTAAAAAGAGCAAAACAACTGAAAACGTAGAAAACAACTGAAAATAAAAAATTGTATGTAAATTATTGATATATAGCTATTTTATCTATATTTATTTGGAGCTTGTTTTCATTTTATATATGTCTTTATGATTATTGGAAAAAATCGAAGAAAGAATAAGGATATTGGCGATAAAATAGACACTCAATTGCTTCGATTGCTTATAAAAGCAGATGAAGCAATAAGGAAAGAGCACCAAGATTATTATTTGCATGGTTGTGGCTCTGCATTTGATGATGTGTATGCTTTATCTGATTATTTGGTTAGATTTAAAGTTAGGTACCAGAAGGATGAAGATGCCAAAATTATTATAGATGGCAATGATGACCTTTATAACTTGGATAAAGCAAGTGAATGTTATAATGGGTTTGAGGAGCCACGTTATTATGAGGTTATAGGGAAAATACACAAAAGCATTCAGCGTCTTTTAGAAAAACGATTGCCTAAATAAGCAGAATCGAGGAAGAGCTTGCAGAAATCAAAGAAGAACAAGAAGCTAAGAATAAGCAAATCGGAAATAAAGAACAGAAAAACGCTTCTTAGTCAGAAAAAATATGGGGCTTATAATTCGGGTACATGAAAAATAGGACCTTTGGCGGTGATTCTTCAGAGTTGCCGCTATTTTTTATTCATAGTAAAATAATGAATAAATTATTTGTTAGTATTCATATTATTACTATATTTGCATAGTAATTAAGTCCAAAGCGTTATGAGTTACAAATCAGTGAAAGACGTTGTAACTATGTTGCAAGAAAACGGTTTTGTTCTAAAGAGTCAGAGAGGTAGCCACATGAAGTTTGAAAAAGACGGTAAAGTAGTTATCGTACCGAATCATAACAGCAAAGGCGTTGAGAAAGGCACTTATTACAGCATTTTGAGGCAAGCGGGGCTAAAGTAGCCCCCTTGTTCTCTTAATTTAAAAGGAGGTAATATGAAAACAGTAGAAGTTATCGTTGAACACGCAGGAAAGAACCTGAGTGCTTATATTGAAGGTGCTCCCGTCATTACAGTTGGTAATGATATGAAAGAGTTAGAAGATAATATGAAGGAAGCAATCGAGTTGTATCTGGAAGATAATACTAATCCTTGCGAGGTGTTGTCTGGGGAATTTGAATTAAAGTTCAAAATTGATGCTGCTACTTTTATCAACTACTACAGCAACATTTTTACTAAAGCTGCTCTGAGTCGGATTACAGGAATCAATGAGCGTCAGTTATGGCATTATGCTGCCGGAGTACATAAACCGCGCAAACAGCAGTTGGAGAAGATTCAGAAAGGTATTCAGTCTTTGACTAAAGAGTTGGCTGCTATTAATCTCTTGTAGTTTGGCAAAGATAGAGAATGAGATAGAACATGGTGTAATTTGCCTAAGTGTAGAAGACTTCTTCCTATGACAGATGATAATATCCCACCGACTGATCCAAGGCTGATTGAACTAAGGGTTTCATCAGAATTAGTTATTGAGTACGAAGAAGAATATTATCCGATAAAATACTAGTTGATATAAAGGAATAAATATTTTTGGGGGGTAATAAATTTTAGGCTTGCAGTTATTCTGTGAGCCTTTTTTCTGCCATTATCAAACCTTCTCTTTATTGTTCGTTATCACCTATTTAATTATTTCCCTTCCACCTACTTACTCACTACTTTTATACCGCATTTGTGACATCAAAGCGAAGGTCACGAATCAGAAGTTCAAATATTTATTAATCATCTGTATTGGTGGTATTTTTACTTCCGCAAATTGAATTTCAAATTTAATAATTCATACGGTATGAAAGGAAAAATCTTAGTAGCACTAAAAACGAAGTATAAAACCTTTGGGTTTGGTGATAAAGCATTTGACGGGGTGGCTGACTACTTATCTAAAACCGTTACTGAAGAAAGTCAAATAGAAACTGCTATTAGTGGGGTCGAAGGACTTTTAAAAGCTTTTCAAGGAGACATTGATACTGTTAGAAACGAAAAATCGGGTCTGCAAAAACAATTGGACGAATTGAAAAATAAAATCGAGAATCCTAATCCCAATCCTAACTCAAATCCAAAGCCGGAAGATAAGAAAGATGACATGGCGACCATCATTGCAAATGCGGTGAGTGCTGCTGTTAAGCCTCTTTCCGATGAACTCGCTCAGTTTAAGGCTGAGAAGTCACAGGCTACCCGGCAGGAGCAGATTATGGCAAAGGCAAAGGAGTATGGTATTCCCGAAACATTCGCAAAGCGTTATGCGATTCCTGATGATGCAGACTTAGACATTTATTTCAAGGACGCTAAACAGGAACTTGCCAATATCGGCTTTAGTGGTGTGACTCCTCCTGAATCAGCGGAAACAAAGATGGAGAAGGAAGCTGAATCTATTGCGAATATGATTTCGGAAGGAACAAAAACTATTGTTGAATCTAAAAAGTAAAATTTATGGCAGCAGGTACTAAGTATAACTTGACCCCGGAATACAAACCGGAAGAGTTCTACCGTGTTGAGACGGGTGTCAGAAAGAGCGGACCGTGGAAGTTGGATATTACCAACCTTGTAGTAGGCTCTGTTCTTCCTGTATTCACACCTGTACAAGCGGACTTGAAGAAACGGACACTCGTTCCCGTCCGCAATGTGAAAGTGGTTGAAGCTTATACCACAGGAGACTCTAATCTCACCATCAAGGTGGCAAAAGATTCTTTGGCTTATCGGGGTATGTTCATCGGAAGCGGAAAGAAAGGCGCAGAGGTAGCATCTATCGACAAGTCAATCAAGGATTATGATGTATTAACCATCAAAGCGGCTTTCGGAGAAAATATCGCTAAGGATACGGTTCTTTTCGAAGCTACCGCAGTGGGTGGAACAGTGAAGAAGAACACTGCAAACTTCGTTCTTTATGATGCGAAGAAAGTTGAGAGCGATGGAGCGGTTCTCTGCACTCTCTTGATGCAAGCCTATGAGGTAAAGGAAAGCAAGTTGGTTCTTCCGATCCATGAGCTGGATAAGGTGGGATTGACAAGCCGTTTCCAGTTTGAGTATTAATCATTAAAAGTTTAGATATGAATTTGACCATACAAACTTTATTTACAGATCCCAATATCGTTCAGGCGATTATTGACCGTGTCCTCCAGTTGAGACTGGACACAATCTACTGGAAGCAATACGGAGATTTCTTGGAAACTAAAACCCGTGTTTTCAAGACTTATCTTGGGACAGTAACGGGTGTTGTTGCCGGTTCCATTCTGGGTAAGAATGATCAGAAGCCTATTCGTGAAAGACGTAGCCTTGGAAGTGGTTATACTGAAATCGCCTATTTGGGCGACCGTTATCAGATGGATATTGAACGTCTGTCGCAATTGCAAGACATCATTGATAAATTCAATGCTGCCAATACCGCTGACCAGCGTACAATCTTACAGGAAATCATTGATTTTATTGTTGATGATTACCGTCAGATTTTGCTTGCTCCACACAAGCGTATGGATATTATCGTTCCTGAATTGTTGATGACTGGTAAGGCGCAGGTTCATTTGGCCGATAATAAGGAAAACATCGAATTGTTGGACATCGAGCTACCGTTCCACTTCCTTACTCCTGACGCTTCAGCAAAGAATGTATTTATCTCTTACTTGCAGCAGGAGATTCAGAAATTGAAAGCCAAATACGGTGTATTCTCCAAAATGATTATGTCTCGTGGTACGTTTATGAAGAACATTGTAGGGGCTTCTGAGTTCGGTGATAAATTCAAGATGATTCTTGGTGAGCGTGAGTTCATGGTTAATGCAGGGTTGGTGACTGACCAGATGGCATCCAGCGTATTTACTGGAATCGGGCTTCCTGCAATTGAGATCAAAGAGGACTACGTAGAGAATCAGGCGGGCGAGAACGTGCAGATTTACGCCGACAACCGTATTACCCTGTTGCAGACGGACAAGGTGATGAAGATGCGTCACCATAAGCCGTATGTAATGACGGACCCTGTTCCGGGACGTTCTTACAATACTGCTGAAGGTCAGATGTCGGTTTGCAACTATCGTGACGAAGAAGGTCGATACATGGAATACACCGCTGAGTGGATTCCTGAATTTATCTCTCCGAATAAGATTGTGAACTTTGATCTTTCAACGATGAACGCATGACGGTAAACGACTACATACAGCAAAAGTTTCAGACTTTCGGCATCCAGTTGTCGGAGGCCGACCTTTTGGATATGTGTCTGAATGCGAAGGTTAGCAGAGGGGATGAAATGAACGAGGGTTACTACAGTCGTGTTTCTGTGGCAATTGCGAAGTTCATCCCCTCTCTATTGCTTCGTGCCACTTCAATCAGTGAAAGCGGTTTCTCTATGTCTTGGAACATTCAAGGTATTAAGGACTACTATTCACTTCTGTGTAAACAGTACGGATTGAAAGACGAACTGAGTAACAAACCTAAAGTGACATTCTTATGATATTCGCTCCACACATGTTGCAGGTAAAGGTTATCACCCCGATGGAAAAGGATGAGTTCGGCCGGCCTATTTCCGGAACAGGTGGTGAAAGCTGGCAAGATGTATGCAAGTGCCGATGTGATGATAACACTACGAAAGAGTTTTCTTCTGACAATGGCTCTGTATATCGTCCTAATTTCCATGTAGTGTGTGAGAAAAGAATAACTATCAAAGTAGGGCAGGAGGTTCGTTGCATGGATGGCGACAACGTGAGAGGGCAAGGTGAGGTTTACACGGTGAAGAGTACCAACTACTTCAACTATTCGGAGCTATGGATGTAGATTTCGATTTCTCCGATGTCGATTCCTTTTTCGATGAAGGAGAATGGGAAGTCGAGAAGAAAATGATAGATGTCGGTGATGAAGCCGTGAAGTACGCGGAGGAACATGGCGATTATCAAGATCATACACTTACTTTGAGAACGTCCAATGATTACGATGTCGATAAAAACGGTTTGACGCTAAAAAATGAAGTTGAATACGCTTCATTCGTGGAATCTAAAGGGTTTGATGTTTTGAGTGGTGCCGCTCTATATGCGGAGAAACGATTAAAAGAAGAATTTGAATGATAGTAACTACCGACATAGGAAACATCCTCTACCGGGACTGCAAGGCTTTCGGAATAGACATAGTACCCAACGGGGAAACTCTGACGGGTGAATTGAAGTCCGAAAGAATCGTTATCCATGCAAAGAAGCAACAGCCGGGCACTCATTGGAGAAAGTCTTTTGCGGAAGTGAATCTTTGTGTTCCTGATTTAAGCGAAAATGAAGCGAACACCATCCGTTTGAATGAACTCGAAAGACAAGCCATGAAACGGTTTGATGATGTAGTAAGCACCTATGACGGCACAACCTATCGATATTCTATCGAATCAATCGGTACAGAAGCGGACACAGCTTTGAAGTGTCATTATGTAAATGTGAGAATTTTGTTTAACGTGTTAAATGTGAAATAATATGATAACAGCAGTAGAAATAGACGAACTGTATTATGCAGACCCTATTAAAACGGTTACAACTCCTGCTACCGGATTGTCGGGTGCGGAGGTTGCCGCAATCTTGAAAAATGCAGCAACGAAAAAGGTCCAAAATGTACATGGTGATACATTCCAGTACGAGGAAGCGGAAGCAAGTGTCACTCGTTACAAAAATGCTTTAACTGGCGAATATTACCGTGAAACATCCGAACCGGGTGAAGTGAAAATCAACTTTACTATTGGTGAGTATGACTACAAGACTAAAGAAGATTTGCAAGGTGGTAAAGCCACAGAAAAGAATTGGGAAAGAGGAAAGCATAAGACTATCCATAAGTGCGTCATTGGTAAAACGAAAGATGGTGTCTATGTGGTGTTCCCGAAAGCGGCTATCAATGCTCGTGGTTCTAATACCGACAAGGCTATCGGATTGGCTGTTTCAGCCGTTCCCCTTTCCACCGGTGTGGATGGTTTGGCTTCTGAGAAATGGTTCGATGAATCTGAGGTAGTTCCATCTGCATAAGAGAGATTTTGGTAATAGATTGTTTTCGGATGGCGGTGGGTGGTTGCTCGCCGCCTTTTTAATTTAAAGGTATGAATCAAGCAGCTAAAATAGTATCCGATGCCCTGTTGGGGATGGACTTCAAGAATGTAGAGATAGGTGGTAAGATTTATACCATCAAACCGCCTACAATCAAGGTTATCTGCCGGGCGATAAGCCATTTCTCAAAGATAGGCATGGATGGTAATAATATCATGGAAGCTATCAAGGAACTGCCGGAAGCTACCGGAGATATGCTGAAAGGTATTTCTTGTTTCATCTGTGGTAATGAGGATTTGGTAAAGGCTTTAGAGAACGGGACTTTTGAAGAAGTTAAAGACGCTTTGGAGGTGTGCTTCTCCATGATGGATATATCGGCTTTTCAGTGTGTCAGCTCGATGAAGAACGTGTCGATGCTGGCAGCAAGACCGAAACAGTAGGAAACACAACGTTCTTCGGGCAGATAGCCCATTTGATTGACACGCTTCATCTGAGTTATACAGAAGTGTTTGAGGTTATCCCTTATAGAAACTTGCTAATGATGCAGAGGGACAAACTTCATACCGTCAGTGGTCAAAAGGTGAATAGAATCAGTGGTAAGGAATTGGCAAATCGTAGAAAAAAGAGATAGTATGGCGAAATTAGATTATTTAACTTTTAAAATTTTAAGTTGGAGCCAAAAGAAGAAAAACTAAATCAGGTTGGGAAATAGCCCGGCAAGCGAATAGAATTGTAGAAAGACGTAACGGGAGCGATGCAAGCAATCCTAATAATCTTGTAAATCGTATTCAAGGTCGGTACTTGGGAAACTTCAACAGAATAGGTATGAGTTGGAATAAGCAAGTTTCTCGTAGGACTTATATGGGAAATGCTAATGGGGAAAGTTAAAGCCGGATTTCTCTCCGGCTTTTATTATGTTAGCTTTAGTAATTGTAGTACAAAAACAAATGTGACTATCAATGTCGAAATAATGGTAAACAAAGATCGCAATGTCGTTTTACTAATCCTTTTTCCGTACTTTTGTATCTCTTCCAATGGTTTACTCATGATAGCACTTTCAAAACGGCTTTTCTCCATCATTTCGTAATCAACAAAGACCAAATTTAGCATATTAAAAATGGGTAGTAAAATCCACCATGGACTTGTCGGGGAATTTGGCAAGGCTATTATCACGAAATATCCAGCAATTAGCATATTGTTGAAGGAGAAAAGTTTATCATGTATTCTATCATAATATCGAAGGATATCACGTAATCCTTGCTTTTCTTGTTCTTTGAAGTTTTGAATTACTTCATCAGCTTCTTTTTGGGTTTGCTCTATTTCTTCATCTGTCATAGTATCTGTCATTATTGATGTCTGTATCATTGGTCGGCAAACTGGGTGCGGGCGTTTGGCAGGTTTATCTAGTTATTTTTGAATAATCTTCTATTTTTACATCAAAAGATTTGAGCTTATTAATGATATAGCTTTCCAATTCAAAAGAACAACAATGACATTTGACTTTATAAACATAGTCTTCACAATTTATGATAGCTCCTTCATTATTAAATTCTTCATAAGAATCAAATTCAGGAACAAGTGCTTCTATACCACAAACTGGACATATATGTTTACTATAATACCATTCTTTTTGGGCACACTGCTCAGCAATTAATTGAGCATGCTGGATTTTATCTTTATTGATAAAGTTGAACATATTACTACGTCTTGAATATATTGGGTTACTGTAAGTCGAATTAGCTAATAATTTTAAAAACTGTATTTTAAATGGGTCTATATTCTTTTTTTTGTACTCATTGATAATATCTTCAATGGGATGAATATCCTCATTACACATATTTAATTCACACATTATGATATCATTGTATTGTGGTAATGATATAGTCTTTACTATAAATGGTAAAATATACTTTCCAAAAAGTTCATCAAGAGCATTGTATCTTAAGATAAATGCACCTCTGTGTGAGATGCGATTACGTAGTGAATTAATTTTCTCAAGCCATCGTTGGCTTTCTTTTATAAATTCATAAGAATTATCAAGTTTTTTGTTAGCCACTAATGCTACAACTCTGTCTAACGCCATTTTGAACTCAATTTGTTTTAATGAATCTATTTCGGAATCTGATATGTTTTCTTTATTTGCCAATTTATATAATAGCATAGGCTTATCTGATGCATCAACTGCTAATAACGTATTTTCACTCCGCAAAATATCTTTTAAAATGAGTTCAGTGAAATGATGAAAATGTGAAATAGCATTACAGGAATTTCCTGCATAATCAATGCCATGCTTCTCGTCTTTTTCTGACTGTTTCATATTGTTTAATTCTGAATTAGATAACAGCCAATTTAGATTTGTGGAAGTTTGAAAATATGACATGAGTGAACTCCGAAGAGATAAAAAGGCGATATTAGAGTATACGGTACTTGTCTCATTCAAAAAAAAGCCATCTTTAGACAATGTTTCAATATCCATATTCTTATTTCTCCATCTTAAATTTAGTACTTTAATTAATTAACTCAACTTCTAATAGATAGCTATCAGGCTTTAGTTTTATTTGATAATATTTTATACTTCTACCTTTCAAAGAATTTTTTATCAGTTCTTTGTCTGATTCTGGCATTCGAAGACCAAAATATATTCCAGTAATAGCTTCAGTAGGAATTGTTTTTAATCCTTGTCCTTCTACAATTAATCGCATTTCTTGTTCATGTATCCAAAATGTTGATTTTACACCTAAGGATGATTTAATTGTATTATGGCGATTGAATGCACATTTGCGGAAATTATATGTTGGCAGGCTGGGTTGGTATTTGATTTCTAACAAGTAACATGGGAACATTTCTTTTTGCAAAATGTCAATATCATATTCAATACAGAATCCTTTGTGATCATTTCCATAATATGCCCACATCAATTCATTTTTTTCAGACTTACAAAAAGAAATAATTCCATAATTACTTTTTATTTTATCCGTCTCCTTTCTTATTTGAATTTTGCTAACTTCTTAATATCCTCCTTACTTATTCTGTATCAATTGGGACTTATCTCATTTCTACTGTAATATTTATATCCTTCCATTGTAGAACCTTTACAGAAATATTTCCCATTTTCAATAGAGTCAACTACCATTTTTCTACCATCCGACTGACGAATAACAACACTCCCCACAGCAATGTCACTATATGTATCGCTGAGAATATCATCCGTTTTATTTTCTGCATTATTTAAGGTGTTATTTGGCAATTCCTTAGACTCAAGTAGCCTTGTTATTCTTGATACATTGTTTGTCATTCCCCACATCTTAAAAAATAGAATAATTTGAAGAATACCGAATACAATAAAAATGATTGAGATAAAAGTTAGAATGCTTTCCATAATCGCATTTTTTAGTTAAACATTTTACAAAACTATCTCAAAAATCTCACTGTTCCAAATTATTTCCTAACAATTCCTCCAATGTCGTACTTTTGTAATCTCTGAAATGGTAAATAGGCTATCTATCTTTACCTTCACAATTATTTTCCAACAATAGGCTGATTGTGTTTTTGTTGATGAAAAAGATCTATAAAACCTTGTATATATAGTAAATTCATCAATTAGAACAGGAAATATCAAACCTTTCGTCTGTTGTCACGAATTTGATGAAAGAAAATTCTAATAAGGTTTGGATATGCCGTAATTTTGAGTGGTAAATAATTAAAATTCAGAATAAAATGGCTAAGCTTTACTTTCGTATTGGTGCAGATTTTGATAAAGTTATCAAACTCCGTGAGGAAATTGCAAAACTAAAGAACGAGTTGAAAACTATGGATTCAACTCAATCCCCTGCTGCTTTCAAGGCTCTCAATACTCAACTGTCTACCTCCACGCAAAAAATGAATGAATTAGTGGCGAACGCCGCTAAAGCCGGTGCCGAGATGGAAATGGGATTTAAGAAAAAGATATTTGATGCCTCACAATCTGTAAACGGATTTATGGAGAAGATTATAGCCCAGAAGAATGCGGTTGGTTCTCTTCAATCGACTATCCGTAAAAATAAAGAATTATATAAAACGATCGTATCAAGAGGAAGTGAAGACAAAGAATTACTTAATCATATTAGAGAGCAAGAAAGGACGCTTGGCAAAGAGCGGGATTCTTTATTTAGGCTGACCCAACAACAAGCAGAAGCACGCCTTTCCGTAAAGAAGCTACGCGATGAATATGCCTTATATAAAGATGATGCTAAGGATGTTGCTGAAACAAATAAAGGTATTGCTATTTCATGGAAGAAAGCGTTAGCCATTATCGGTGGAGCAGGTGTGCTAAAGGCATTAGGTTCTGAAATTATTCGGGTGCGTGGGGAATTTCAGGCAGCTGATACTGCTATTCAGACTCTATTGGGTAGTAAGGAGAAAGCAGATGTTTTAATGAAGCAGGTACGTGAGTACGCTAAAATCTCTCCATTAGAGTTTTCTGATGTAACGAAAGCTACACAAATGATGCTTGGTTTTAATATTGAGGCAGAGAAAGTACCACGTTATTTGCAGGCTATTGGCGATGTTTCTATGGGAGATACCCAAAGGTTCAGTTCTCTAACATTAGCTTTTTCCCAAATGTCCGCTGCCGGTAAATTGATGGGGCAAGACCTCAATCAGATGATTAATGCAGGGTTCAACCCTCTCCAGCAAATTTCCGAAAAGACAGGTAAGTCTATCGCCACTCTGAAAGAAGAAATGTCTAAAGGCGCTATCTCCGCAGAAATGGTTCAACAAGCGTTTATAGACGCTACTTCCGCAGGTGGAAAGTTCTATAATATGTCTGAGAACGCTTCAAAAACAATCAATGGGCAGTTATCCATGATGCAGGATGCGATGGATGCAGCCTTTAACGAGCTGGGGCAGAAGTCGGAAGGTGTCATAATGAAGGGGATTCAGATGACCACTTCACTGATTGAAAACTATGAAACGGTGGGGAAGGTATTGGTTGGGTTAGTTACTACTTATGGAGCGTACAGAACTGCTGTGATGCTTGTTACTGTTGCTGAAAATGGATACTCTGCTGCCACAATGATTATGCGTGGGAGAATATTACTGGCACAGAAGGCACAGGCGTTGTTGAATACTACTATGTTGAAGAATCCTTATGTGTTATTAGCTACGGTAGCGATTGGTGCTGCATCTGCAGTATGGGCGTTTAGTAAGAGGACAACCGAAGCACAGGAAGCACAAGAAAGATATAACGCTTCCAAAGAAGATGCCATACGAAAAGAAGAAGCTCACAGGCAAGAAATCCAACGTCTTATTTCTGTCGCAAGCGATGAAGCGCAAGCTACCGCAAACCGAAATGCTGCAATAGAATCACTAAAAAAAGCATATCCGGGAATCATTGAAAAATATATTGATGAGGAAGGACATTTGACAAATCTGATCCAGTTGCAGAAAGACCTTAACGAGGAACAATCTAAACGGAAAATAGAGAGCAATCAGGAAAAACTTGTTTCCATAAATGCCAAAGTTAGGAATCAGGAAGAATATGTGTCAAGGATGTCGGGTAGTGAGGAAGCAATAAAAGAGGCTAACGATGTGCTGATAGAACTACAAAGGCAACAAAAAGAAGCTCAATCGGCAGTTAATTCTGATTATATAAATGCTCGTATAGAAGAAGCTAAGAAGCTTTCTGATAGCGAACTGAAAAAGTCAATATCTCAATGGAAATCCTCTCTTTCTAAAGTTACGGGAGATATGATTGGAGATTTTTCACGTGATGAAGTTTCTTCATTTGTAAAATCTCTTGAAACATTACAGTCTGCAAGAGAAAAGCAGGCTAAAAACAAAAAATATTGGGAAATAAGGAAAAAAGAAGCCGAATCAGCTCGTGATGCTTTGGATGTATCTAAGAAAAACTCGGAAGAATGGAATAAGTATACCAAGCAGATACAGGAGGCACAAAAACAGATAGATAAATATTCGTCTCCTGCCAAGCAAGAATCTGCTGCTGAAAAACTTCGCAAACAGCAAGAAGGTATTCGTTCCCAGAATGATAAGATCTCTGAAATAGAACGCAAACAGGCAATCCAGCGTAAAAGGCGGGCTGAAGATATGGAAATGGAAATTTCACAGTCTGAGATCGATGCCATGACTGAAGGAGCTGAGAAGAAGCGTATGCAGAGGGAATTGGATAACCGGAAAGAGATCCAATCACTGGAAAGACAAAAAGAAGATATGATCCAGGCTGTAATTCAAGCTGAGAAAGAGATTTTTGATGCTCAGGAAGAGTTGAAGGCCAAAGAGAATAACAAATATCAGAAAAAGACTTTTGATTCTTCTAAGGTGGATACAGGAAAGATTAGCTCTATCTGGGATACCATTATAGAAAATACGTCCAAAAAGCAACTTGATGATAAGATACGCGATCAAGAGGCGTCTTGGAACGAATATCTTATCAAGTTTGGCAACTATCAACAGAAAAGGCTGGCCATTATTGAGAAATATGATAAGGCCATAAAGGAGGCCGAAACGGCGGGTGATGCAGCTATCTTGATGAAAGAGAAAGCTAATGCGCTTGATGATTTTGACAACTCCGTGAAGAATAGTACGACTTTAATGGGACAGCTTTTTGTTGATGCTTCCCAAAAGAGTGTGAACGAGATTCAGGGCATCATTGAAAAAGCCGAATTATTGATGCAATACCTCGCTGCCATTAAGGATGAACAGGGAAATGCTCAAATCGGTGGAAAGACAGTTTCAAAGAAGGATATTTTAGGTCTTGGGATAAGTGACAATACCCTTCAAAATTTAGAACTTTCAACTGAGCAAGTTGAGGCACTTAGGAATGCTATTGATCGTTTAAAAGGGGAATTGGGAGGGAAAAGCCCTTTTAAACTTTTCAAAACGCAAGTAAAGCAAGCGACTGATAAGATAGCACAAGGGGGTAAAAAGAATATTGTTCAGGGTATTTCAGAAATCGGGAGTGCTGTGACTCAATTTACTCCTGCTATATCTCAGTTTGGTCAGGATCTTGGTGCAATATTTGGCAACGACGATCTTGGTAATAAAATAGCCGGTATTTCTGATGCCTTAGGTGGAGTTGGTCAAACAGCCATGGGAGTTGGTCAGATAATGTCCGGTGATATTGTAGGTGGTGCCATGAGCGCAGTTTCCGGTATTTCATCTGTTGTAAAGGCTTTAGATGGTTTATTTGGTGCTGATTATTCCCGATACAATGAAATGAAGTCCCAATATGAAGCACTCGATTCCGTGTGGGACACTTTAATAGACAAGAAGAAAGAGTATATTAAAATGTCCTATGGGGATGAAGCCTATAAAGTAGGGAAAGAAGCAGAAACCCTGATCAAGCAGCAGACCCAGAGATATTATGAACTTCTGAATGAATTAAGGCAAAGCGGCTCAAGTATTGGATCAAGTTCTTTAGGCAAACGAATAGAAAAAAGACTTAGTAAAAAGGATTGGGATAGGATATCCGGTGCTGTCGGTGAATCTGTCACGAATGCAGAGTCATTGCTTAATCTTTCTGCAGAACAACTAAAAGAAGTGCTTGCCGATCCTAAACTGGTATCTGTCCTTAATACTGTAAACGGTGACTTTGTAAAATACATACAGGATATTGTCAATGGCTCTGAGAAATTAGAGGATATACAGAACCAAGTAAAAGAACAGCTTACCCAAGTTTCATTTGATAGCGTATTTGATAACTTTGTCGATACCTTGATGGATATGGATAGTTCGGCAAAAGACTTTGCTAATAATTTTGAGAGGTATATGCAGAAGGCTATGCTTACCACTATGCTTGGTAATAAGTATAAAGCCGAACTACAAAAATGGTATGATGCTTTTGCTGCTGCTAACGATAATAAAACAGGTATTTCTGAGGAAGATTATAAAAAGTTGCAGGAGCAATGGAACGACATTGTTACCGACGCGGTTAAAGAGCGGGATAAATTGAAAGAGTTGCTTGGCTGGACATCCGAATCTTCCTCTCAGGATTCTACAAAAAGAGGATTTGAGGCCATGTCTCAAGATACTGGAGAAGAACTAAACGGACGTTTTACTGCTTTACAGATAACTGGGGAAGAGATCAAGAATCAAGCAATAGAGCAAACGGGTTTGCTTTCATCGATCAACGAAAAGATGTCATTGCTTGACTTGACAAATGAAGATATTCCAAGATTAATGGCTAATGTACCTGATATTGCAGGACAAACGAGAGAAAGTATCGCAAGTGGCTATCAGTCGCAGATAACGATTAATTTTCCAACTGACAAGATAGAGTCTTTGGCTTCTGATGTATCAAGTCTGAAAGGGATAGTTGATGAACTACGTACAAATCAGATTGAAAAATTTAATGATGTTGTAGAAGGTGTATCTAAAATGGCTAAAAATACCCCTGTAATGAATAAAAAAATAGACAGTATAAATGATAACATTAAAAAAGCATTATAACTATGAGTGGAGAATTATTAATAAATGGAAAAGATGCCTTTGATATCTGGGGGGTGAACATGGGAGATAACTTTTTAAATGTACTTTTAATGCCACCGCCGGTAAAGGATTATATTGAGAATAAAAGTCGTCTGGAAAATGGTAAAAACATCAATTTAAGTAATAAAAAAGCAGATGAAAGGGATATGACCCTTACATTTACGATTCAAGGGTATACGCAAAGTGATTATATAGCTAATTACAAGGAGTTTATGGGAGAAATGTCTTCAGGCTTGGTTAGTATCCAAGTACCGATACTCGGCAGCGATATTTATCATGTGTATTACAAAAATGCAGTATCATACGCTATGAGTTTAGATCGGACTTTCTCAAAAATTGCAATGAAAGTATGCGAGCCTAATCCAGCAAATAGAACCTAATTTGTGACCTTATTTCTGATGTCACAACAGGAGGCCCGAATTTTTAGGGCTTCTTTTTTTTATCTCCGACCTTTGATGTGTTATGGAAAGAGTAGACATCAAAGACATATCTGGCAGTATTCGCTTTTCTACTATTGTAAATGAAGGCTCGAAACGAAAATTCCTTTTAATGAAGGAAGACTATGTTACTGTGAAGTTCAATTTGGATGAACCGATTTTTTTCAAGCTTGGTGATTACATAGATGATGGATATTTGGGAGTGTTCGAGATATGTGACATACAGAAACCCGCTTACAATGCAATAACGGCAAGTTATGATTACGAACTTCGTTTGGACGCTTATTACTGGAAATGGAAAAATAAAATTTTCAAATACACCCCAGAGACAGCCGGACAGGAAGCGTCCTGGAACCTGACCGCTCCACTGGATGTTCAAGTTGGTATAGTCCTGAGAAATTTAAAAGCTCTTGGTTACACATACAAAGGACAGGATTTTGTTTTTTCCATTGACAGCACAGTTGAAAATAAAGCTCAGTTGATGTCTTACGACAACATCAACATTCTTGACGCTTGCTTTGAAATGGCAAAAAAATGGGATTGTGAGTGTTGGGTAACAGAGAATATCATTCACTTCGGGCGTTGTGAGTTCGGTGATCCTGTTAATTGGGAGATCGGTGTAAATGTAGAGGAAATGACACGCACCGACTCGCAATCCGCTTATGCAACCCGTATCTATGCTTTTGGCTCTACAAGGAACATACCTTCCAATTATCGTCCGGTGGATGAATCAGTAGTTGTGAATGGTGTCGTTCAAAGACGATTGATGCTGCCTGCTGGAACTCCTTATATTGATGCCTATCCTAATATGGTTACAGAGGAAGCCATTGAGCAGGTTATTGTTTTTGATGATATCTATCCACGACGTACCGGTACAATGTCGGATATTGCCATTCATAAGTATACTGACAAGATAGAAAATGCAGATGGGACAATAACTGAGGAGAAATGGGATGCTTACCGCTTTAAAGATACTGGCATTACATTCTCCAAAGCCTATGTGCTTGCTGGCGAGGAATTAAAGATAACCTTCCACTCTGGGAAGCTTAATGGTATGATGTTCGGGGTTATATTTAATCCTGATGGAGAACCTGAGAAGTTATCAGATGGTAGTTGGAATCCGGCTGCACAAGTTTGGGAGATAGTACGTAACGAGGATTATGGGCGTAAACTACCTGGTGATGTACTTATCCCCGCAAACGGGGATACTTATGTCTTGACTGGCTGGGACTCAACAAAGATAACACAACTTGGACTCGTATCTGCTGCCGAAGTCGAACTGAAAACCGAAACGGAAAAGTACGTTGCCAAATCAAAGATGGACCCTTCCACCTATAACTGCAAAATGATGTCTGGTGACGCATACGGCGAAGACGGTGTTCATAATCTTTATAGTGCCGGTCAGAAGGTCAAGCTTATTAACAAGGCCTATTTCGAAGATGGCCGGCAATCGCGTGTCATAGGATTTGAACATAATCTTGACTATCCGTTTGATTCGCCTATATTTACGGTGGGGGAAACGACGGCTTATTCACGTATCGGAGAATTGGAAGAAAAGTTGGATAGTCTTACATTGAAAGGGCAGACTTACAATGGTGGTGGAAGTGGGGTATATATCATTGGGACTAATGATAGTACACCCCCGTCAAATAGAAATGTCTTTTCGGCTTCAAAGTCACTTGCTACCCATTTACGTAAGGATATGCCCGATACTGCTAAAGAAACTGTAACTTTCTCAAAAGGCTTGATAGTGGGTGATACTGCTGCATCTATTGACGAAAATGGTAATGTGGAAGTGGGAAGTGTCACAGCACGCACTAAAGTTAAAGCCGCTACATTGGAAGTAACCGGTTCGGCCAATGTTGGCACACTCC